GTATGCACGAGATATACTACCTGCCCCCGAGAAAAAACTTCAATCCTTTACAGTAGATCAGTGGTATGGTACACTACTACAAGCCAACGAGAAGCGTAAGCAGCTCGAAGAAAAGGCTATGGAAAAACTAGCGAAACCTCGGGGAAGACCCACTCGAATTAAGAGAGGTATAATGTGGCGATAGTTTGGTTGTACATACTTACCATTCTAATGCCTGTTAATTTTCTTATTACGAAACGGGCTATAGACGAACGTAGGAAAAATAAAAAGATCCTACTGGCAATGTGGCGATACGCTTCCAAGAGGTAACTATGCAAATTAAAATTCTATTGGCTACAGAAGCACCTTCCAAGGAAAAAACAAAAGATTGTGCATGTGATGATAAAGCAACAATCGAAGAAGAAGTTAGACAGGCTATTGAGATGATTGAATCTGGTCACGATTCTTATGTGGAATGGAAGCTACTTAATAAGCTGGCTAAAGAACTAAGAACTCGAAAAGATCCAAAAAGTAAAAACTTAATGGAGATGATTGACCCCGTGCTTAGTAAATATGGAATGCATGGAGTTTCCGAGGAGACTGACTGATTATGGCACTAAAGATTAGCATCTGGAATAATGACAAGGCTAGGGCCGAAATCCTTAAACGGTGGAACAATGCTGTTCGAGATCGTTCTGTCCACGAAGCTATCTGGCGTCAAAATGAGAGGACTATTTATTCTTCTCTTGGTACTCGTAATTCTCTTTCTACAAATATGACTCTAGATTTCCCACTAACGGAAGTCCTTTCTAATATCGACCAATCTAATGCAGACGTATCAACTAGCTACGTAATGAAGAACCTTCGGTTTATACATGCACAGATGTCTAGTAACCCGCCAATGATTGCCGTTCGTCCTCAGACTTCCGATCAGGATGACCAGAGGAAAGCAGATGCTGCAGACCGTATTGTAAGGTGGGCACTTCGTAAATATAATCTACAGGAAAAATTCGATCAAGTAAACCTAATGGCATTAGTCTACGGCACAGGTCTAATTAAGACCGTGTGGGATTCTTCCAAGGGCGACATTGTAGAAGCAGATATGGAAACCGGAGAGCTAACTCTCGAAGGTGACATAGACATTACTATTCCCTCGACATGGAATGTATTTATAGATCCAGATGCCCGCAGCTGGGACGATGTAAAGTGGGTTATCGAGCGCATTTATATCGACTACGAAGAAGCTGTGTCTAGGTGGCCCGAGAAACGTGACGAGCTAGATCAGGCTCGAGTACAGGAAAAGACTCCTACTTCTACAGGCCAGCAAACTGAGCTTCGTGATATGCACTACAATTCTGTAGAGCTCCTCGAATACTGGGAAACCGGATTACCTACCAATGGATACTTAGGCCGTTACTGCATTACCACAGTATCTGGGGAAATTATCGAATCTCCACGTCCAAGTCCATTCCGTTTCAAGAGACAAGGCGCATCTTCTAAGATTGAATCGTCAGATTTACCAGATGAAGTTAAGATGAAACGTATTGAGAAGTTGCCGGAACAAGCATCTCTTCCATATCATTTCATTACAGATCTAGATGTACCTAATACATTGTGGGGCAAGTCGGCAGTTGAATATGCAATGACTTTGCAGAATAACTTGAACCGCCTCGACGCCAATCGTCTAGATAATATTCAGGCACACGGCGCAGCTCGTATGATCCTACCGGAATCGGCAGAAATATCAGAAGATGCACTGGGTAACTCTCCATGGGATATTGTAAAGATTACAGGTAATCAGCCTCCCTACTTTATGTCGGCACCACAACTACTGCCGGAACTATCTTCGGAGCGTCTTAACTACATTCAGGGCATCAATGATGTCATGGGCGTAAATGAATCCATGTTCGGTCAACAGTCCCGTGAACAATCGGGCGCATCTATGCAGTATGCTACCAACCAAGGTAACATGATTCGTCACAGACTCTTCAATAAGTATGTAGGCTGTGTAGAATCTGTATATAAGGCACTATTAAATTTAGTACGTAAGCATTGGTCTATAGGTCGCACCATTCACGTCCTCGGTAAGGAGCAAGCTCTAGAAGCTACCGATGTCAAGGGTATGGATATCGATGGTGGCTTCGATGTAGTCGGTGAATATGGTACTACCTTGTCCCTAGATCCAATTACACGTCAACAACAAATTATTACCCTGCAGCCCCTATTCGAGAAAGCCGGTGTAGACAGCCGAGTACTTCTCAAGAAGCTACGCCTCAATGATCTCGAAGGTATCTTCGATGCATTTGAATTGGCAGGTCACAGACAAAAAGAAATCTTCGACGAGATGATAGCTACAAATATCTATATTCCACCCGAAGAACAAATGGACCACGAGAACATGATTGCATGGTCCTTGCGTTATTTCATGACTCAGGAATTTACTGCATTACCTGCAGAAACTAAGGCTCTACTTAAACAACACAACAAGGATAGGGCGGCATTGGCAGCTCAGGAGAAAACGGCAGCACCGACTGCAGCTCCGGCAGGACCGGAAGCAGCCCCACCTCCGCCGCCGGCAGGTCCATTACCTCCACAGTAATAGGTGAATAAATGATTATTGGAAAATTAGTTAGACTGTTACTAAAAAAAGGTCCCAGCAAAATAGCAAAAGAAGTAGAAGAAGATCTTCCTTCCAAGCTGGGAAAATACGAAGAAGACTTAGAAAAATATATATCTAACATAAAAGAAATTAATCCACAACTGGGTAAGGATAGTCAGCCGCCTTCTACTATACGTAGGCTTATGGATAAATATTCCGATAAACTTCAAGAAGCAAAAGAAAATACGCCGGAAGCAAAACGCAAACTTCAGGAACGTTTAGATAATCTCAAACGTATACAAGAGGAAGAAGAAGAACGCCTTAAGAAAGAAGCCATAGATACTATGGAAAGAGAAGAGCGTAGAAAGAAAATTAGATTTACACCTAAGACAGAAATCATTGAGGGCGAATAATTGATTTCTCGTGATGAAATCCTAATGGGCCGAGATAAACAGTATCCCCTAGACGGTACTATGCAGGTCAATTTGGAAAAACTTCTAAAGGCTGTAAATAAATTTCGTGCAGTTTACGGCAAGCCTCTCAAGGTTACCTCAGGCTATAGGCCCGCTGCAATCAATGCTACCGTAAAGGGAGCGGCCAAGAAGTCAAATCACATGATATGTCTTGCAGTAGACTTCGAAGATAGAGACGGAAAACTGGCGGAATACTGCCTTAAGAACTTGAAATTACTAGAAGAATTTGGTATATGGATAGAAGATCCAATGTTTACAAAGGGTTGGGTCCACATGCAAGTGGTTCCTCCTCGGTCTGGTAACAGGGTATTCCAGCCGTAAGTGTCAATTAACTTGACAAAATGTATAGGATAGTGTATAACTTGTTGACAGGTGTCCTAAGTATTTGTATTATGTATGTAAGTTTCCGAATTATTCGGGGACATAACATCCAGCAGCCTATCCCCATCCGACTGAGACGGGACGGCAGGAGAAAGTACAATGAGTACAGGTAATTCGGGCGCTCAACAGGGTAACAAATTTGCGGAAGCCTTCGGGGACACGCAGTTAGTTGCCGACTTCGGACCACTAAGCAGTGCATCAGAGGACGATGACATTGTAGTTCGGGCCGATGAATCTACGCAGGACGAGATCCAATTAGAAGGAGAAGGTGGAGACACCCTTCAGGACTCTCCGGAGACAGCTGAAACTGGTAAGGCTACCAGAAAAGCTGAAGCCACTTCGGGGACATCTGGCGAGAAGGAAGTAATCACTGTAACGGACGAGACGGGACGTAAGCGTAAAGTAGAAATCGACTACTCCAACCGAGAGCAGATCAAGAAGATGGCTGCGGCGGCTGCGGGTATGAGAAAGTTCCAAGCAGAACGAGATCGTGAGATCAGTTCTCGTAAGGAGCTGGAAGCCAAGCTGAAGGAACGTGAATCAGATTGGAGTCGTTTGGAAGAAGCATTCTCCAAGGGACACGAACATCTGATTGATACCCTAAGCGGACGGCAGGGAGCATGGCAGGAGCTGGTCAATAAGGAAATTGAGCGGCGTGAATTCCTGAAAAATGCTACCCCAGATGAGCTGCAAGCTATGCGGGCTCAGGAACAAGCTGATCTAACACGCAAAGAGCTAGACAAGATCCGTAAGGAAAATGAAGAGTTCAAGGCTAAGGTTCAGCAAGAAAGAGAAGAAGCCGAGCTACGCTCGATGGAATCTCGAGTTCATCCAGTCTTCGAGAAATATCGTTTTGCAGATCGATTAGGCAGTGCACAGGATGAGCACCTATTCGATGAGATGCTATGGAATAGTTCTCTCAAGAGATTGGAACAATATGAGGAGAGAGGAATGGATCTTTCTCCGGAACTAATTGAGCGGGAATTTAAAGCCGTTGCAACTGCGCTACGTAACCGTATCGGAGTTCAGGCTCAGAAAAAAGCCAGCCAAGTAGTAGCACAGAAAAAGCAAGAAGCTATCGAAAATGTGCAATCCAAGGTTAAGTCCAGTTCAGCTAACAGCAGTGATGCTGAAAAGTTGAGACAGGCTATTCAGTCGGGCGATACCGGCAGTATATTCAAAAATTGGTCCACCTTCAGTAAAGTACTGAGTGGCAAAAAGTAATAAATAGAAAG